AGTGAAGACAAAGCATACATTATAGATTTGTTGAGAGACAGGCTAACCCCAGATGTTCAACCTCAGACGATTTTGGACTATTACAAGAAGTATAAACCAGTGAGGACGTCTATAGAGACAGTTGGCTATCAAGAGGCCCTGAGAACTGGTGTACGCTCTTTAATGAGGCAATCTAACATATATATCCCAGGCATAGAAGCAGGGGTTAAGCCAAGGACTGCTAAATCAGAGAGATTGATATCTCTCGTCCCAAGACTTGCATCTGGGAGGTTTTTCTTTAGAGCACAAGATATAGTTGCTCAGCAAGAGTTCCTTAGTTACCCGAGTGGAAGAAATGACGATATAATGGATGCAACATATTTCGCATTAGACAAGGCAGTAGCATGCAGATATACTGGTGACTTTGTAAAAACTAAAAAAAAGATAAAAAAAAGATACTCGTGGATGTCTATATGAATACAGCAGTTACGAGAATGACTATAAAAATAGTGAAAAATAGTATTTGCTTTTTTATGAAAGTGCATTATTTTATATAGAGAGATAGTATAACTCTAAAGTAAGAAAAGGAAGTTGGTATGGGAACAGATGCATTAAACAGCATTCTTGAAACTCTAAAGACAGCAAGTGAGATTGCTGGGATAATGATGAGGCATGGTGATACTGAGGGTAGTTGCCTTGCTGTTATCCAGTTAGTTGAACAAGCCCGTCTTGAGCTAACAAGGTTAAACAAGAACTATGATTTTACAAAGAAGGTTGAACTGTTATGAGCAGTAACTTAAATGGCGTGTCAAGCGCAGTATTAGAAACTGAAGAGATATGGAAGTTATATTCAAGGGCTCGCACTAATTGGGCTATCAGGGCGCAAGAAGATAGAAAGTTTAGACTTGGCGACCAGTGGACTAATGAAGACCTTGAAGTGCTTAAAGCGAGGAATCAAGCTCCAGTAGTAGTAAACAGGATACATCCTGCAGTAGAGTCTGCTAAAGCAATGCTTACTGCTAATAGACCATCATTTAGGGTTAGCCCAAGAGAAGATAGTGACAATCAAGTAGCGCAAGCTATTAACGGATTACTGCAATATGTATGGCAAACATCTGATGGTGACACTATAATGAGACAGGTTATTGATGACTACTATGTAACTGGACTTGGGGCTGCATATGTATATGTTGATACATCTAAAGACATGGGGAAAGGGGAAGTATGTTTAATAGACATAGACCCTATGACCCTGTATATAGACCCTGCTGCAAGAAGTCGCTTTGGTGACGATGCCGAAAACATAATTATCAGTAAGCTTGTTACTCGCGAACAACTAAAGAAAAGATACCCGCTGTTAAAGGCAAGGATATCTAATGCTCAGGGAACATATCAGTCTGACATGCCTGTTACCGAACTGCAAGATACTGGCATAGTGTTCCCAGAAGACAGCACTGTTCTTGACGCTGACCTTAAAGACAACTTCGTAAGGGAATATATTCGCTTTAAGAAAGAGTATATAGAGTATTACAGGGTGTACGATGCTGTAACTGGAGCTGAAGACCTGCTGAATAAAGACGACTACCTTGAATATACTAAAAAGCCTGCATGGATAATTGGCGGACAAGTCTATACTTCTGTGGCTATGGCTGAACAAGCACTACAGGTTGCTCAACAGCAGGCAATGGTGCAAGCAGAACAAGCTAATCAAATGGCTCAACAACAGGCACAGCAAGCTGCAAATGAAAGCGGGATGGAAGTTCCTTATGAGGTTACAGAACCACAATTACCAGAAGTAAGAAAGATAACATTTGCTGACTTGATCAACTCTGGGCAGATTGAAGTTGTAAAAACATTACAGCCGTCTATAAGACAATGGGTTATCGTTGGGCAAGACATTATATACGAGGGCATTCTTGAGATAGAACATTATCCAGTAATTTTGTTTATGAACCTGTTTAATAGAACCCCATACCCACTGTCGGATGTGCGCATGGTAAAGACGCTGCAGGAAGAAATTAACAAAACAAGATCGCTAATAATTGCACATGCGACTACCTCTACTACTAATAAAGTAGTCCTCCAAAAAGGCAGTGTGGACATTGAGGATTTCGAAGATAGATGGGCAAGCCCAACAGCAGCTATTGAAGCTGATTTATCTGATGGCGGATTCCAAGTTGTCCACCCTGCTCCACTTCCTGCAGAACTTTACCAGAAAGAAACAACTGCAAAGTCTGATATAGACCATCAAATGGGGCTATATGAATTTATGATGGGGAACTCACAAAACGCTCCACAGACATATAAAGCCACTATATCTATTGACGAGTTTGGGCAAAGGCGTATTAAGTCTAAACTAATGGATGTAGAAACAGGGCTTAAGAGGATGGGCGAGGTTATGATTCCGCTTATGCAAAAACTCTATACTGTAGAGAAGATAGTAAGAGTGATACAGCCCAACAACAGCATGAGCGAGTATATGATCAATAAGAGGATGTATGACGATTACGGCAATGTTGTTGATATACTTAATAGCATAAGCGTTGGCAAATATGATGTTGTTGTTATAGCTGGCTCAACGCTCCCAACTAACAGATATGCACAACTTGAATTCTATATGGCTGCTTATGAAAAAGGCATTATAGACAGACAAGAAGTGTTAAAGAAAACTGAAATCTTTGACCAAGAAGGAGTTATGCAAAGGACTGATGAAATCGCTAAACTTCAGGGAATGGTTCAACAGATGGAAGAAGAGATTAAACGCCTTCGTGGGGATTTGCAAACTCGCGAAAGAGAGACTATGCACGCCAAGCAAGAAACCGAACTTACGAGGTTCAAGTCAAAGCTTGGAGAACACGAGAATGCTATTAACCACTCTACTCAACTATTCAATGAGCGTCTAAATGATGAGCTCAAGAATACAAAACTAAAAAATAGGGATACCGCTAAAAGCGCTCCCAAAGGAAAGAAATAATGGCAAACGCCAAAGAAAAGTCTGAACAAGAAATTCTTGAAGACATCTTTTCTCCTCTTAACAATGTTGATGCATTTGAAGAGGAAGCGCAGCAAAATGAACAAGAAGTTCAACAGAATGCTGCACAGCCCGCAGAGCAAGAAGCCAAACCTCAGAGCGACAATGACGAAGTAAGGTACACATATTGGCAATCAGTTGCTGATAAGACTCGCAATGAACTGGCTAAGGCTACAGCGGATGCTGAATACTACAAGAAACTTGCAGAAGGGAAAGAAACACACTCGCCTGTTGAACCAGAACCGATTGTAGAAGAAGCATTCCCAGATGCACCAGCAATGCCAGAGATGCCTGCAGATTACAACTATGATGATGCAGTAAATGATCAGAAATCATCTTCTGCTCAGTATGTAAGGCAGTACCAGAAATGGCAGCAAGACATGATTCAATACAGCGTTGAAAAGACAGAGTATCTTGAATCAAAACTTAAACAGCAAGACTTTCGGATTAAAGAAGAGAATCTTCGCAAGGCAAAAGAAGCACAAGCAGTTGCAGAATATCAAAAAGCACTGGGCAAAGTAAAAGAAGACGTTATGAAAATAGGGGCTACTGCAGAAATTGCAGACCACTTTATTCAAACAATGTCGTCTCCAGACAGTCTGTCAATTGAGAATCTGTGGAAACTATATCAAGCTGCTTTTGCTAACACGCAGCCCAAGGCTGCATCAGCAAGCCCTGGCTTTCAGCAAGCAAAGAATGCAAACACATTTCCGCCTCCATACTCGCAATTGCCTACTGGTGCTCCAGAAGACACAAGGCGCGAAGAGGATGTTGTATTCGATGCCATGAAGGCACAGGCAAACAAAATAACAGATTGGTAAAAAAATAACAGGAGAATAACCTAAATGGCTATTTTATCTACAACCTCTGGAGCGGTTCAAAGCTCCGATTTCATTGCTCCTGCAGTTAATGGAGTAAGTATTGATAGCAGACGGAGAATCTTTAACTTCGGTGAGCGAGTTGCAGAACTTTCTCCAACCGAAAGCCCGTTCTTCGTGTATCTTTCTAAAGTAGCAAAGAAGCCCACAGATGATCCAGTATTCAAGTTTATGGAACAGCGTCACCAGTGGCAACGCAGATATGGTATTGTTGTAGCGGTCGTTTCAAGTGCTTACAGCTTTTATACAACTACGACTATTGTTCATGTGGTTTCCCCATACGATAATTATGGGCGCATGCTTTATGAGGCAGGGAATCCGATGACACAAGCTACGTCAGACATGTTGCCAACATATTTCCTTCCCAACCAGATGGTTACCCTGAGGGCAACCGATGGAACTATGTGTAATTATTATGTTGACACAGTTGAGTCTGAGATCGTTTCTTCCTCAAATGCGTTTAACGGTGCAAAAGTATGCAAACTAACCTTGAAGACTCCACTATCTGGTGCCACTGCTGGCACTGATTATAGCGGAAAGACCTTTGCTGTTCCGGTTACGGATGGTAACAACACTGCTCAAACATATATTCAGATTGTTGGCTCTGCATTTGCCGAAGCTACTGGCGCTCCTTCGAGCTGGAAAGACGAGCTTTATGACAGAGAAGGATATTGCCAGATTTTTAAGACTGCAATTGAACTGTTTTCTGGAACTGCACAAGCTACTCGGCTGCGTGGACGCCCCAATGAGTTTACTCGCGTCTGGCAGGAAAAACTTCGCGAGCATAAATCTGACATTGAGCAAGCTATGCTGTTCCAAACTGGCTTGGTTGCTTATGGTGGCACTCGGTATTCTTGGGGTATCTTGCCATATACTGAGGCATATGGTAAGGTTTACAACTTCAACTATGGTACTTCTAACTATGATAGCTTCCTTGATGCTATGCAGGATTTCTTCGCCCCTGAAAGCGGTAATGCTGGGCGTAAACTTGTGCTTGCCTCTCGGAAGATTATTAACTGGCTTAACCGCCTTGGGAAAGCTGGCTACCTTATGAATACTGCTGGCTCAACTTCGTATAACCTTGATATCCAGAATGTAACTGGAAAGTTTGGGCACAAAGTAACTAATGTAAGCACTATTTTTGGAGATTTGGCAGTTGTTCAAGAGCCTTTCTTCAGGAATGGTTATGAAGACTATGCAATCGCTATTGACATGAATAACGTTGCATATCGTCCACTAATTGGCAATGGCATAAATCGTGACACCTTTATCAAAACTAATGTTCAGGATAATGATGTTGATGGGCGCCAAGATATGATTACTACTGAAGCTGGTCTTGAGATTTCATTACCAGAAACTCACGCTGTAATGAAGTTTAGTTAAGGAGACATAAATGGCAACAATGAAAGCTAAAACTGTTAATAACCGCTTACTTTATACTGGTGCAACCACAACTGATGCTGACTCGACTTCCCTTATAACACACAGTTCTTTTATCGTTGAAAAGGGGACTCCAGTAGGAATCTTTGTGTCTGGTGTTACGGCGCCAGGGACTGCAACATATCATACATCTGTATATTTGCAAGGAAGTATTGATAATGTTTCTTGGGTTACTCTGCAGACAATTAAAATGGATAGCGGTGATGGAGATATCACGGCAACCAACGGTGTGGCGTTTAAGCAACATTTGCCAGCCACATATGGAGACTTTCCATATTACAGAGTTGCAAACCAGTCAGAGCATGCATCTAATGAGTGGATGAGTACAATAACAGTGCTCATTGGCTAAGATCGCTTGTTGGGGGCGGGAAACCGCCCCTAACTGCATAGAGGTAAAATGGCGACTAAAGTAAGCATAACATCCTACATTGAGGGATTGCTTGGTGAGACCTCAATTACTGTTCCAGATCAAACTATTATGGCTGGGATGGAAGATATATTAAGAAAGCTTGAAACATATTTACAGCAAGCTCTTGCTGACTTTTGGGTTGAAACAGCAGTTGTATCTAATCCAGTAACACTACAAAACCCACTTGGAGCCATTGAATTATATTGTGGTAACGATAGGGCAATTAGAAGGTCAAGCAAACAACACGCTGCAAATAAGATGTCTCTTATGTATGATAGGGGAGATACTGCCTATTATTACATAGTGGGGAGCAAGCTGTATATCGAGCCATATGTTCCAGCAAGGAATACTTATACTGTCAGAGGAATCGCATATGCAGTATCTAACGGGTCTATAACATGGCCAGATAAATATATTTACCCCCTTGCACTTTTTGCGGCCTGTGACTACCTGTATTCGCGTTATAGTAGAGAATTAGAGTCAATAGCTTCTGACGTAACTACATTCCCATCACTAACTCTTGCCTTTACTAATGCAGAGACAAGATTGTCAAATGATGATGTTGAACTTGCTTCTGCCGAGCTTGCAAAGTTGCGCACACAAATAGACGCATACGCTGCAAGGACTCAGATTGAAGGGGCAAGGGTGCAGAGGATACAAATGAGAGTTGAACTTGCACAACAACTATTGTCAAGATATATGGCTATGAAAGCAAGGTATCAAGAGTATTTTGGCTTTACGCAAGAAGGTGAAAAGTGAAGATAGGGACTTTATATGATTTAGCAAAGCAGCAACTTCCAGACATAAACAAGAATATGTTCACTATAATGTATAATGAGGCTCTTGCTAAAATAACTCAAGACCTGCGTGTTGATCAGCGTGAAGTTACTATGACAAGCGCTGACTTCTCTGACTTTGCTGATAAAGTAGTCAAGATTCATTCTGTTGTAATTGACGACACTTCGATAGCAAGAGTTATAAAGAGGGCATAATGACATACTATTGGTATTTTGATAATGGCATATTTACTGTAATAGATGAAACTGGGGCAGAGATTAGTAGTGATAAAAGCGTTACTGTTAAATATCAGCATAGGGCTAATGATGCGATTAAGAACAATATTGATATATACCCAATTGCATTGCATCGCTTGTCTGAAACTCCATCAGTTTCATCCGAATTAGTTGAGAAATACTTTTATGCATACACTGCTCTATATAAAGCAAATGGAACAACAAAGCAATGTGACGCCAATGCACTATTATACGCAGTTACTGATACAAACATACTTATTGTATCTGACCCAGATTATATTGACCTCGAAACTTCTGGCGTTCAGGGAACTGCTCTTGTAGAGATGAGAGACGAAGCAAAAGTATATCTGCGTGATGATTTGTGGGAACAGCAAGATGATGAGTATAATAGCGACATACAACTGACTGCAGCATATTATGCTATGAGCATGCTTGCTGATATGGTGCCAACTCCAGATGGTGCAGTTAAGATGCTATATGACAGATATAGGTTTAGGTTTAAAGACCTCAAAAACAGATATAACTCTGCTAAATTCAATAACGTAACAATAAAGCCGTGTGGCTTTTAATCTCATAGGAGATATAATGGCAAATCAATATAAAAATCCAGATAGAGCAATGGCAGTAGGAGCTGGCGTTAAGATGGAAAGCGCTTGCAACTATTCTTTGGCTGTTGATGGATATCTAAAGACACACGATCCGTGTACCGCTATAGTTAATATATCAGCGGCAGACTTGATCGTTGGAATGACTAACTGTGATGAGTCCAAGCAGTGGGACACCTCGGTGTTTACACTTCCATCAAATACTGTATTCCCGTGCAGGTCAGTAAGAACATTTAATCTTACTGCGCAATCTGGGACATCGTATAGCACGCAGACATTATCGCTTGGAACAACTGTTAGTGGCACAGACTATCTTATTAGAGTATATTGTGTAGATACCCCTGCCGCGGATACTACACTTACTGCAACTACAGGTAAGGGTGTCTTTGTATTTAAGGATGGCACTACATCTACTGCTGTTTCTATTACAAAAAAAGGCGTGTCAACATTTATATTTAGAGCTGCTGCTGTAAATGCGTCTATTGTGGCTGGTGACGGGATAAGTGCCTCTACTGATGCCACCAAGCCAGTGTTTACTGTTCACTATATCACAGCCTGGACGCTCGGGCAATTAAATCTAATATACTGAGGAGTATAGATGAGCCAATTATTAGTTAGTGGAAAAACATTTCGCCCAATGTTTACTGAATTGCCAAAACTCACAAGGGCGATTGTAGATGCTGATGTATTTGCATTGATGCCTAACGGTCTTACAGGCCATTGGAGTTGTACCGCAGCGCAGTTAAATGAGTTTATTAGCAAAGAAGAAGACTTGGGCATTAAGGCCATACAAGACCAGATTGGTGACTACGATCCTGAGACCACCGAAAGCACAATCACGGATGACTTGGCAAGCGTCAAGGATGATGTCCAGGCCGAAGACACCGGATTACTGGATAGAGCAACAGCCGTTGAAAATGCAGTAATTGACATTGACTATACAGCCGACTTCCGCTATTCCCTGTTTTTGACAGCCGATGCCGAAGGCGAAGCGTCAATATCAGCCGATGACCTGCTTGAGTATCTTGGCTATGAAAGCGGGGATGCCTTGATTGACACAGCAGCTCAGGTCTATGTTTGGAAATGGGATGCCGCAAACCGCACCTATGAAGATGTCACTGATGAGGTTACTCTGGTAGTCAAGCCAATAACCCGTCAAGGTGGAATTTCCAGCATTGGTATTAAAGACTTGACAGATGAGACTTATTACCGGATAGACGTGCTGTTCAAACTGAAAGAGACCGGAACCGAGCTTTTGCTTGACCGTGACTGGGTATTTGAAGGCGAAGGCGGGGCTGAATTTACAGCCACTCTTGGTATTGGTGGAAACTTCATTGAAGCCGAAGTTGAGAAGCCTGCAAACTGGGCTCAGGATGGTGATCCTCTGAACGTTGCCGGATTGTCAACCGTTGCTTTTGTGGATAATACCACAGCCACATTGACCTTTGACGGTGCAATTACCGGAAGAGTAAATAACACGCTTTATATTGCGCTTGACGCTGTTGGCATGAGTAACGGGCTTCCTACGCAATATGAATTTATCAAAATTACAGAAGACCCTAAGCTCAGCACCGCAGACACCATCACAGGCGGGGATGTTGACCCGACCCTTGACATTGAAATCACAAGAGAGACCTTTGATGCTGACGGCTCAGAAAATCTCAGTAATTGGGTATTTACCGATTTAGGT